GCTAAATCGTTTTTCATAACAACACCTGTTGTTGTTGTAGTTTGTCCTGTGATTGTAGTATTTTCAGCAAACTCGCCTGTTGAGTTTCTAACTTTTAAAATACTATTAATAAATGAAACAACTGTTGCTGTTACAACGGTAGAAGAAATATCAAGTCCGTTTATAACTTCACCAATTGTAAAACTACCAGAAGCATCTTTTACTACAATGGAACTTGGTAATTTAATGATAGGACTAGGTGACGCTTCGTAACCTGCGCCTGGTTCAATCTTTTTAATATTAAGTAGTCTTCCAATTTCTGGACCATATGGAATAATTTTCGCACCAACACCATCATCACTTGTAATTAATGCTGTAGGTAAAGATTTGTAACCACCACCACTATTAATAATTCTAATATCTGTAATATCTGCTGTTCCTGATCCAGCTTCTTGTACAATTTTATCTCCTGTATATACATCGCCTCTTACAGTTTCATCTTCTAATACAATATGATCAGATGTTGTAGATGTGCTGTCCTCAGGTGTAAAACCACCATTAACAACTGATACTTTTGCTGTAACTCCACCACCACCTGTATCTAAATTATTAAAAGTTATAGTATCACCAATTACATATTCAGCACCAGCGTCATCTATCAATACTTCTGTGATTGGACCTGAACCAGTATTACCTACTTGAATAATAGCAGTTGTTCCACCACCGGTTAATGGTATATCATCTTTAGGACTTAATAGACTACCGTCATTAGTAATAGTAACTACATTTGGAATACCTGTTACTATTCCTTTAATAAATGTATCTGAAGTATCTGTTGATGTACCTCGTATTTCTTCTGCTGTTATAAAAGTACCTAAGATAGTTTCTTCATTTAAGATAAATTCTGTAACTGTGTTTGAACCAATTTGAAACTGAAATACATTTTCTACAATAGCAGTTGCGTTTGATGTTTGACCTGTAATTGTTCTTCCAACTAGATCAGATAATTTACCAGTTGTTCCAATTGCTCTTAATATTTTTGTAGTGTCAAATTTACCATCTGATACTCTTAAAATATTTTCTCTAGGATAAAGTGTTTGTGAATCCTCATTAAATAAAAATCTAAAAAATACTTCGTGTCCTCTTTGAGTACCTTTTGCTCTATAAACTGATCTTATATTTTTTATAAGTTTTCTTTTATCTACATTAACGTCTAAAATTTCTGGTAATGTATTTAAAAACTCATTTCTAAATTTTGTTAAGAAGTTTGATATTGCTTTATCAGGATCACGGAAGTTTAATAAGTCTTGTATGTTATTTACAGGATTAGGTTTATAATTAGATATAGTTGCTTTTGCTGTAGAAGTTGAACCTAAGATAATTTCATCTTGTATAAATTTATCTTGTGCAGATATGAATAATCTATTATTAGGTAAGTCTTCTGATAATACTATCGCAGTTGCGTTTGATGTTTGACCTGTTACAGTTTCACCTCTAGTAAATTTACCAAAATTAGAATCCTCTAATAGTATTTTATCACCAGCATCTAATTGGGTTCTGTCTGTATCTATTTTAGAACCATCTAATATTATATTGTTTTCTTGTGCTGTTTCTGTTTCTACTGCGATACCATCTGTTGCTTGTACATTCTCAATAGTAATCTCTGCAGACTCCATGAACCTGTAATACGTCTCAACGAACTCTAAAAATTTAGGGTGATCGGCAAGTACAAACTCAGGTACTTGTTGTTTTATGAGGTTGGATATCTTCCTTGTGAACTTGGCCATTAGTAACTACTTGTTGTTGTATAACCTACTCCTGCATCAGCAGATCCTCCAACAAAAGTGTCAGCAGTGACTGTGATAGATGAATTGGCTGTATCTATTTCTAATATTTGATCTCTTACGGGTACGATATCATTTGAAGTAGGAACTACTGTTAATTCTATTTTAGTTGCAGCTGCACCTCTGATATTTTCTACACTTAATACACTTAACGAGTTTAATACAATAGCGCCAGTGTTGTAATTAATTGTACCTTGGGTATTATTAGCATATACTCTAGTTGAACCAGAGAAACTGTAACGTCTAACATTACTTGCGCCATCATCATCTAAATAAAATATAGTTGCGGCATCACCAGATACTTTGAAACCTGAACTTTCTAATATACCACCAGCTGCCATATTATGACCAGAGTGTGGATTGTATAATGCGTTTCTAAAGAATACATTATATTTTGTAGAGGCTGCTAATGCTGGTTGAAAGTCTTTTCTAATTTTTAAATTTGTTATGTTTGATAATATAGAACTATCTGTGCTATCAATTAACCCTGCAACTTTTGAAAATCTAAATACACCTTCAAATTTTGTTAAGGTGTTATTATTATAATTTGTAAGAGTTGTTAATACTGCTGATTTTAATGTATCAGAAGTTTTAGTCGTTGTCTTGTTATCATACTTAACATTTGTTGTTAATAACAGTTTAGTTATTTCAGGATCAACGATTACAGGTCTTACAGAAGCAACATTGTATCTTTTTAATTGTGTTACTATACTTTGTTTAGTTACGTTTGTTAAAGTAGAACCTGACGCTGCTTTAATGGCAATCTTAACAACACCATATTGAGCTGTCTCATCATCTTCACCACCCCAAGCAGAAACTGATTGAGCATTTGGATATATTGATTGTACAATAGTTTCATAATCAGTTGTTGTAACTGCTCTGTCTTGTGCTGAATATTGTAAAGGTGCATTGTATCTAATTGACTCTTTTGTTTGAGCATCTGAACCACCTTGAGCAATTGAAGCCGTTGTTAGTGTAACATCTGAGAATCCATCAATATTACCTGATAACGTAAATGTACTTGCGCCATTAGCTTCAGCTCTATTTGAAACAATGTACTCTAATCTAACAATGTTACCATCATCTAATTTATTTCCTATTACATCATCACCAAAATATATTTCAAACTTACCATCTTCCATTTCTTGTAAGAAATAAACTTTTGATGTTTGGTTTAAACTTGTTATACCTGTTGCTACTGTGTAAGTAGCAGTTGTAGTATCACTAGATGAATTTTGTATTGAAACTTTTAAAGTAGATGTATCTGCATTGACACTTGGGATAACAAATCTTTGATCAGGATCTGTACTATCAACTATATATTTAAAATTAACTAATGTGCCTTCGTGTAAAGTTATATTTGAAAATCTATAAACACCATTTGCTGGAGTAGTTGTATGTACTGCATTAGTAACGAACTGATAAGTTTCACCATCAACAGAAGTTGTAAAAGCTGTGCCTTTTCCCATTTCTATTGTTGTTGTAGTTGATGAAATATTATTGAATAGAATATCTACTGTTGCCGATGCCGACTTAGGTGACGTAGGAGTATAACCTAACATCTTTGCTAATGACACAATGTTTTTTCTTATGTCAGCACTGTCTAGGTACATTTCATTTGCTAACATATTAGCATTGAAACCTAGGTAGTGTGTATTGTAAGCAAGTAAGTCTAGTAAGACAGCAAAACCAGAACCTTCAAAGTCATAATCTTGGAATTCTGATTGGTTTTGTAAAAATGATTTTAAATTTGCTTTTATATCGTCAAAATCAAAATCTGAAACTTGTAATTTATTGCTTGCCATCTTATCTTAATCTTTCTAAAAAGGTTTCTACTGTAATTGGGTTTTGTATTCCTATAACATAAAATTTAATTTCAAGTCTATAAGCATTTCTATCAATATCAGGATCAGCGATAATTTGTGTTATCTGTGCTCTTGGCTCAAAGTTGTTTAACACTTCTTCTACTTTTCTTTGTAAGTTTAAAGCAGTCAATGGTGTCATTGGCTCAAATAATAATGCTCTTACGTTACCACCAATCTCTGGGTGAAACGGTCTTTCAAAGTGATTAGTGTTAATCAAGTTTCTAACACTTCGTTTTACTGATTCTACATCAGTCAATTTATTTACATCATTAGTAACAACGTTTCTACCGAAATCTAAATCTAAATCTTTGTAAATTCTAGTAGATCGCTTACTATTGTTAATTGCATCTAAATTGGCCATACCAATATTTATACATGATTAACCAGAGAATACATTAGAACTTCCGGTCGAGGCAGCATTAGATACCCAACTTCCATGACCACCGGTTGCGTCACCTATTCTATGAATAGCGATACTATTTACAAATACAGTTGAACTACCCGCTACTGCAGGGTCACCACAACTAGTAGCGTCACCTACTCTTATTGAAGCAGCGCTGTTAATAGTAACATTTGGCGAACCACCTGTATATGGTGTTTGATGAAATGGACTAGGTGTCGGACTTGCGTGTCCTACGTGAACATCTAAACCTGATCTAACACATGCTGGCATTATTTACCTTGTGAGTTATACACCTTGAACGATCTTTTTTTACTTTTGTTCATTGATGATTTTTTTACGTTACTTCTATTACCTTGTGATGTTTTTTTAGGCATTCTCTCGTGTGGTACATAACCTTTTGATAATCTCATTATTTACTTAAACCTTTGGCCGCTTTAATTGCTGCCTTTTGTCTTTCTATGATTATTGCCTGTCTAATTTTTCTACCTACTGGTATTTTTACAGAATCACTAATTTGTTTGCCTCTTTTACTAATATATTCAACGCCAATGACACTTTCTTTAAAATCACCTTGAACAGCTATGATAGCTTTCTTCAAACTCATTTTTTCAACTTCTTTTTCATCACCATTTTCGTTCCAAAACTTAAACTGTCTCATTTTACTCATTTTTTACGCTCCATTAATTAATGTTATCATATTTTACTTGATCTTTCCACGAATCATCAGATTCTTCGTGTCGGCAATTGGTACAAACTTGCGTTTTTTCCTTTTCGCCATAATTTACATATTTTTTTTCGCCACAATGACAAGTATATCCGCAATTTTGACAATAAATCATATAATCTATTTATATTAGTATTAAAGATTCGTTTTTTATTAAATTTTACCCGATTTTACGTCAAAAGAACAAACCAAGAACAAAAAAAGTGAAAAAGTCAAGTAAATCAACCCTTTTTTAACCAATTTATTTGCTATTTAACC